TTTTCATCGACATAATATTCATCTTGACTTGATGTTTTATCATCTTTTCGTAAAGGGTTGGAATTACTGTTTGACGATACTGAACCATATTTAATTTGTTTTTCTTTTGAAATAATTTCTGGAAATATGAATATGAGACGTGCGGATGATATTTCAGGATAGAAACAAATACCTCTAATATTTTGTAGTTTAAGATTGGGGATAATATTATTAATGAGATGTTCCGTTTTTTCAATTTCAAATAATTTATTAACATTTAATATTAAATCATTTTCCACTTCATTTTGATTATAAACAGAATCAAGATAACTTAAAATAGTCATCAATTTTACATTAATTTTAGATTTAGTAAAATCTTCATCCCTAAAACGGTAAACATCATTAATAATATATTTTTTATCACCATTCTTTTCCAAAATAAAAGTTCCATCAAAAATAGAACCTAAGTAAATAGAAACATCTAGTTTTAAATTAACAGGAACAATTTTTACTTTTGAACGATCAACTTTATTAACATTGAAACTTAATGTTTTTCTATCAATTATGATAGAATACTTTTTTTCTTTGCATTTAAAGAAAATCAATAAACAGTTAAAACCAGAAAAATTAACAGAAACATAATATTTTTGTGTTAATAATTGTTCTAATGATTCTTTTTGTTGTAAAATGTTATAACGAAAACGAGATAAATCAATAGTTGTATATAAATAATCAATTATTAACTGCTTTTCACGATCAGAAAAACCCATAAAAGATAATATATAATTATTAAGTATTATATATTATCTTTCCTTTAAACTATATTTTTTTCAATTTTTCTTTTCAATAATATGAGGATAGTAAATGTCAAATATGATAAACAGTGATGTTATTAGTAATAGTTGATATATATTGGTTTTTTGATATTTAAGAATGATAAATAAACAAAACATAAAGAGAGCTAATTTAACAAATAAATAAAAAATATAATCCATAATGAAATCTAATATTTTATATATAATTATATATTAAAATAAATCCCGCAAGAAATAAAAGATTATCAAAATTTGTGAAATTATAAATTATGTGGATTTATAAAACTTCCAACCAAGTTCAGTACATATTTTTTTCCAAATTTGATCTTGCTTAATTAGGTTTGGAGAACTTTTTAGTAATGGAAAATGAACTGCCATTTGTGGTTGTCCAAGTAAAAGGAAAAGTTTATTAAGAACGTAAGAGTAATTTAGAAAATTGTTTCTATATGTCGGTTTATATTTCTTATAAATATTTTGTACTTCACCGAACATCATTAAAATAGTTTCACTTGTTTTTCTATCTAGTGATATTGGTTTTTTTTTAGATAACTTACAATATATTTGTTGTATATGTTCATAGTAATTATGTAATTTATATTGTTTTAATATTTTTCGTAAGATATCAATTGTTATATTTTTAACATTAATATGCCGTTTTTTTAATTCCTTGTCAATTACGTCATATACTTCAATTGGAATATCGACTAATTCTTTGGATTGAAATTGGTTTAATCTTTCTTTTAAATGATTGATTTTACGATAAGGATATTTTGGTTTTTCATTTAATGTTTCTTTATGACTTGGTATTTCACTTTCAATAATAATATATTCTGCTTCGCCACACTTTTGACATACATAACAACCTTCTGATTGAAATAATGTTTTTTCTATACCGCACACAGAACAAAAATTAGTAGTACACGACTTTACTTTATCAAATGCATATGATTTGTCAATTAAATATAGATATTTTTCATGATTTGAAAGATGATTTATTCTTTCATGAATTAAGTTACGTTCTACATCATCTTTTATTAAATAATCAAGAATATTCTTTTCCATACTTGCATCTTCAAACGTTCTTTTTTTAACAGGTTTTTTAATCTTTCTAAATTTTTTGCTATATTGATTTAATTGTTCTAATTGATCGGAAACTTTAAATTCGATTGACTTTTTTTGTACAATATCATCATTTTGAGTATTGTAGTATAAGCCAACCTTCTTATTATAGTAATCAACAACGATATCACCAACGCAACTGAAATACGTTACTAATTTATCATCGTTTTCAAGTTTGCGTAACTTACTTTTTAATTCATTAATTGGAACATTCTCGTTATTATTTACGTTTTGATCATTAATACAGTTGTTATTGGAACTATTTGTTTCCAGTCTCTTTTTAATGTCGTCAATTTGTAATTTTGATGTAATGTAATCATTAACATACTTTTTGTGAATTTCATCTAATGTTTGTGTTAATGATAAATACTTTAATTTAGAAGTTTTTCCTTTGAAAGAATTCATTAAATCTTATAAATAATCCAAATTCTGTAATTCTACGATATATATTTTATTATTATTATTGCTTCTTTAAATAATTTCGTTTTATTATTATTTATTATAATTTGTGCCGTATGAATAGTAAGTATTTGAATAATATAAATTACCATAATTATATGAATTTGTTGATATATTATTTGCATTTATGAATGTACTATTATGGATTGATGCACTTGTTCCAAAGGATTTATACATACTTATGAATTTTATATGGGTCTATTTGATAATGTAAATTCAATATTAGAACAAATATTCAGTATATATAAATTTTCAATTTTTTTATTAAAATTTTTTCTCAAAAAAAACACATTAATGTGGTAATATTATTAATAAGAAGAAAAGAAGCCAAAAACACGTAAAAAACGCTAATTTAAGAGGTTGAAATAATATAGAAAATTTGTAAAAAAAATTTTCTAAACAAATGATATATAAACATGGGAGGTGGATTAATGCAACTCGTGGCCTATGGTGCCCAAGATATTTACTTGACTGGACAGCCTGAAATTACGTTCTTTAAGGTAGTTTACAGACGTCACACTAACTTCTCAATTGAAGTTATGGAAGTTCCGATTGATAATGCACGTTTTGGTGGACAGTGCAACACTCAAATTCTTCGTAACGGTGATTTGGCTTCAAAAGTATGGATGCGTGTAAAGCTTCCAGACATTACAGGAGCAAATGTAACGTATGATGCCGATGAAACTGACAATGGTAAGATTGCTTGGATTCGACGTCTCGGACATGCCTTGATTAAGACGCTCAAACTTGATATCGGAGGCACTGAAATTGATAAGAACTTGGGAATTTGGATGGATATCTGGTATGAACTCTCACATACATATGATCAGGAGCGTGGATACCGTGAGAAGATCGGTGATGTTCCAGCAATGACCGCATTGGCTGGACCAACGACTGCCTCATCCAGTGAGGTAGTTATTAAGGGACGACAGCTTTACATTCCTCTTCAGTTCTGGTTCTGTCGTAATTATGGTTTGTCTCTTCCTTTGATTGCTCTCCAATATCACGAAGTTCGTATTCGTACGGAATATCAGGATCTTACCCGTCTCATCCTCTGGTCTGGAGCAACTGCACCAAATATGTCATCTTATCAGATTTCTGATGCTGCTTTCATGGTTGATTATGTTTTCCTTGATAACGTTGAACGTAAGAGGTTTGCACAGGTTGGTCATGAATACTTGATTGAACAGGTTCAATTCACAAGTGAGGAAACAATCACAGGTTCTGCAACCAGTTCCAGTATCACCCAGCAATACAAACTTTCATTCAACCATCCTTGTAAGGAAATTGTATGGGCATTGAGTGTTGGAGCATTCAATGGTGAAGCTAACCGAAGCACATTCAGTGGAAGTCGTGGACGTTTCTTGGCTTACACTGAAACCGACGATTGGGCTGATGCAATGAATTACGCAGCACTCAACCTTGCGACTGGAATGCTTGTTCCAGATGATGTTGCTGGAGGCACACATTTGACTAACCATGCAATCGTTGCCGATAACTCATCCGAATCACGTGCAATTACTGTTGCCGTTACTGCTACTCACAATATTGTTGTCGATATTACGATGCATAATGATTCTGGTGCTGCCATTGCTGCTGGAACAGTTTGGGCTTCTATCTTTACAAGTGTCATGGTCAAGGATGCCTTTAACCTTTGCACAGAACTTGATGAAGTTCAACTTATTGTTGATGCGGCAGCTGGACCAGTATTCACGATTCGTGCCAATTCAATTGTTGTTGTAGAACATCATATGTTGATTCGTGATGTTTCAATTCCAGTGGAAGATTGGACTGATACCCGTCAAACTCTTGTTGCAGGAAAGTGCTCATGGGATGTTACAGTCATCCAGCTCAACTACGGTCTTGAACTTAACGGAACTGGTAACCCAGTTAACGAAGGAAAGATCCAGTTGAACGGTCATGATCGTTTCTTGACCCGTGAAGGTGCATATTTCAACTACATCCAGACTGAGAATCACACACGTACACCAGCCGATGGTATTAACGTTTACTGCTTCGGTCTCCATCCTGAACAACACCAGCCATCTGGAACGGCTAACTTGTCCCGTATTGATACAACAATGCTCATCATCAAGTTCTCCGATTGTTACCGCTCTGGCATTACTGGCGTTCCAAGCCTTGATTACGTCAAGGATAGTAAGTTCCTCATCTTCGCATTCTCTTACAATGTCCTTCGTGTAATGAGTGGTATGGGCGGACTTGCGTATAGTAATTAAAATTGAAATTTTTTTTTACTGGAAGAAAATACTTAAAGATAATACAATATCATTAAGTATCAATACGATGAAGCAATTAACAATCACATTAAGTGAAGATAGAACGTACTTTGCAGTGAAAATTCTGGAAACGGAGATTTTTATTGATCTTGAACACATTGAAAAACTACTTTACAGTGATTATTGTAGTTCTGGAAGAATCACATGGAAAAAAAATGAAAAAGGTGAATTGTATTTCACAACAGATAGTAAAAAAAAAATTAATTTGTTAGAACAGTTATTTGATAAAGGTTATGAAAATTACATTTGGACATTCAAAAACAAAAATAAAAATGATCTACGAAAAAAAAACGTAATTATCGAGGAAATAGAAAGAATTAAATTTCCAGAAAACATTGAGATATTAAAATCATTTGAAGGACATAAACCAACATTTGGTATTGGTGCTAACAAAGAATTTAATCATTATTGGTTGGTTAAAGATAAAATTACGAATGAAACGTTTTACGCAATGCAATGTAGCGAAAATTCTTACACGTCTTTATCAGTAGAATCATTGGAAAAAGTACTGAAATATAAAAATACTGATATTACTTGGTTTCCAGTTAAAAATAAGTTTATTTGTACGAGTATAGATGGACAAGCAATTTACCTTCATAAATATTTATTAAATTTTACAAATGATGGTACGTCAAAAGTTAGACACATCAATGGAAACAATTTTGACAATAGACTAACAAATTTGAAAATAGTACCATTTAATAGAAAAAAAATCAAATCAATAAAACCAAAAGATGTCGTTAGTAAAACTGACGTTCCAAAAGATAGAAATATTGCTGAATTTACATTTGAACAAGCTTGGAAAAACTACAATGTTTCGTTAATAAAATGGGTCAGTGTTGTTATGAAACAATTCGGAAAAACTGCGAACCTTCCTAAAAATCAAGTTTGTTTAGTTTGTGATAACATAACGAAAAAGAAATTTTATATGATGTATTGCGATGTTGGAGCTATTACATTATTGTCAAATGAAACGAATATTGATGAGATTCATAAACAAACGTGGTATCTTCTTCAAAATGGTTATGTTGGAACACATTTAAATGACACGATTGTATACCTTCACCAAGTCATTGCCAATCATATTGATTCATCTGATGGATTATCGGTTGATCACATTAATCGTAATAAATTAGATAATCGTATTGAGAATTTACGTATCACAACACAGTCCGTTCAGAATAGTAATATGAATCGCAAAACTAGACCATGTAATGCTATTCATGAACTACCAGATGAAATTAAAACCAAACAATTACCAAAATATGTATCATATTGTTTTGAATGTTATGATAAAAAGAATAATAAAACACGTGAATTTTTTAGAATAGAAAATCATCCGTTTCATCCAAAAACAATTAGTAGTTCTAAATCAAGTAAAGTTTCAATTACTGATAAATTAAAAGAAGTTGAAGAAATTATTGATGCTCTTAATAAAAAAACTTATAAAGAAAAAGAACCAGTTTATCCAAAGTATATTTCAGTTGTAACGATGCGTGGTGCACCACATTTTGTATTGGATCATAAACTACATAAACCACGATTGAACCTAAAAATGAAAATACATTCTGATGATACTGAATCAGAACTAGAAAAGTTTAAAAAAAAAATATTAGAAAAATATCCAAAGTTCGTTTTCGAAAATTAATATATTTAATGTCTATTAAATATATTAATTTTACTAATCATCGTCATGTTTCTTTTCCAATACATTATAGATTTCTTCTAACAAAACAAAATCATATTTTTCCAATCGTTTTGGATCAATAAACATTTTCCACAACTTTATTGTTTGAACAATTGGCGTATTCGAAACGTAATTATCAATAAACAATAATAATTGATTTTTTATTTTCTCTTCATTTTCAGTAAAAAATTTACGTTTTTGTTCATATTCTTCAACTTCATAATCGTAAAAATCTTTCCATTCGGGTCCAAATCCACCATCAACTACGAAACCAATTTCATATTTGTACTGACATATACATGTATCAATACGATTCAAATATTTATTGTAAAAGTATATTGCACTTTTAGATTCATTTGCCAGTTTAGCTTTTGCATCTGCATTAACAAATTTATCCATCATGTCAAACGTTAAAATAACAATGTCTTTTTTTTCTGTAAAATATGTGTTGTTTATTTCTATTTGATGTAAAATTTCTGGTTCGTAAATTTTACTTAAAATATCACAACTACTTCTTAACTTTGTTATTGAACGATCTGATATAAATTCATTTTCATTTACCTTTTCATCCATATACCCACCAACACTAAATTTTCCTTGTTCCATTACTTTTACTGTTACTTTGTCTCTTGTATTTATATAATCCAATAAT